GAGATTGATGATATTGTTTACTTCCAACGTCGCCTGTATAAAGCATTGAACGTGCCAGTTACAAGACTTGATCCAGAGGCACAATTCAATTTGGGTCGTGCAACTGAAATCAGCCGCGATGAAGTCAAGTTTTCAAAATTCATTACAAGAATTCGCTCCAAGTTTTCTGAATTGTTTAACAAATGCCTTGAGAAACAACTTATCCTCAAGGGTATTATCACCAGTGAAGATTGGGCTGAGTTTAAAGATGCATTCAAATATGAATACGCTCAAGACAACCACTTTGCTGAGTTGCGCAATACAGAAATTTTGAGAGACCGTGTATCAATGCTTCGTGATATGAATGATTTTGTTGGTCGTTATTATTCAAATGAATGGGTTCGCCGCAACGTCTTGTATCAAACTGAAGAAGATATGAAAGAAATTGATGAACAAATTGCCGAAGAACAAGACAACCCACAATATCAAGAACCACTTCCTACGCAGCCTTCTGCTTCAGGTCAGCCACCGCAACAAGGTGGTCAGCCAGGAGAAGAAATGGTTGGCGTTGAGTGATGAATTTATAAATAAAAGATTGGAGGATATATGCCAACTACTGCTGATATGATTTACTACGCTTTTGATCAACAACCTACAAAATTTTCAGATGCGTTTAATGAAATTATTGGACAAAAGGCAGTTGATCGTCTTGATGCTTTAAAAGTTGACATTGCGAAATCAATGTACGCGGTAGAAGGCGATGACGAAGAACAAGTTGATGTTCCACAGTCCGAAACTGAAGAGGGTGAAGAGCCTGAACAGCAAGAGGAAGAGGAACAAGAGAATTCAGATGACCTCGACTGGGGTGATGACGAGGTCTTAGAGGACGAAGAAATTTACGCAGAACTTGCGGATTTATTGGATTCAGAGGAATCAGAAAATGGCGAAAACACTTAAAAGTTTTTTAGAACTTTACAAGCCAAAAGCAGCCGATGAACAAAAGTTCGTCGACAAACACATTGTCGCTAAAACACCAGACCGCAATGGTAATGGCGATGAAGTTTTTAAGGCAAGCAATGTAAAGAAAATAGACCGTAAAAAGGAAGCACACGGGCACGAGCCAGGTGAAGATGAAAAGGTCTATGAAGAAGCAGAGTCAGTTGAAGAACGCAAAATGACCCCTGCTGAAATGAAGAAAAAAGAAAAACTGGTCAAAGCAATGAAGCCAGCGTCAGAGTGGGAAAAGAAATATCCAGGACGCGGCAAAGAAGTTATGTATGCTACCGCCACTAAGAAAGCAATGGAAGAAGTTGAAGTTGCTGATGGCGAGCAAATTGAAGAAAAGGCAGGTTACTCAGCCAAGGAAGCAGCCGCTGGAAAAGACATTGGCAAGCCAGGCAAGCAGTTTTCTAAAATTGCTAAATCAGCCGCCAAAAAATACGGCTCAAAGGCAGCAGGGGAACGTGTAGCAGGGGCTGTCCTGAAAAAACTCCGCGCTGAAGAGCGTATTGAAGATTTGCTCTCACCACTGAGTGAGTCAAATAAGGCACTTGTCCTTTCTGTATTTGGAAAACTGACTGAAGAAAATCAAGAAAAGTTTGTTGAAGCAATTGAACGCGAAGGCGGTCTTGATGCTGTTCTTGATTTTGCTATCAAAAATAGGAATCTTGAATAATGCCTTACTCAATTACATCAAACCGTAAAAACACCTCATTTGTCGTTCACGCTTCAGGTGCGAATGTCAATTTGGTTATTGCTGGCAATAGTTCAGTAAGCAATGTCGCAACATCAAATGAAATTTTAACTGGTGCTTATATAACCCAAGCAATTTGGGGTTGTGATAGCAACGGTTATATCACTATTTTGCGCGGGTCAGACTTGGTTGCCGTTTATGATTCATCCAGTCAGCATGATTATGCTGGTTGCGGTATGCCTATTTCAGTCGGTCAATCAGCAAACCTTTCGATCAATTTTATCGGTTCAGCAAATTGTTTCGTAATTTTGGAATGCCAAAAGGTCGGAACATTTATATCTGAATACGTTAACCCATAAGGTATAAAAATGAAACTGATCACAGAAGTCGTTGAAGATCTTAAATACGTTACCGAAGCAAAAGAAAACGGTAAGAAGGATCTTTACATCGAAGGAATTTTCCTCCAAGGCGGTATTAAAAACCGCAATGGACGCATGTATCCAATTGATGTTCTCGAAAAAGAAGTCAGCCGTTATAATGAACAGTATGTACAAAAAGGTCGTGCTCTCGGAGAACTCGGTCACCCAGATGGTCCAACAATTAACCTTGACCGTGTATCACATAAAATTGTTGAACTTCGTCGCGATGGCAGCAACTTTGTTGGTAAGGCAAAGATTATGGAAACCCCAATGGGTAGCATAGTTCGTAACCTTATTGGCGAGGGCGTCACAATTGGCGTGTCGTCACGTGGCATGGGTTCATTGAAACTCAACAAGGAAGGTGTCAATGAAGTCCAAAATGACTTCTATTTGGCAACAGCAGCAGATATTGTTGCTGACCCTTCTGCTCCAGACGCTTTTGTGAATGGTATTATGGAAGGTGTTGAGTGGTGTTGGGAAAACAATATGCTGGTTGCTCGTGAAGCAAGAAAGGCTATCGAGAAAGCAGCAAAGACAAAAACACTGGACGAGTCACGTAGATTGGCTATTTTCGAGAAATTTCTCAACGAAATTTCTAAATCTTCAAATTATAAATAAATAAAAAATATTCCTAAAGGAGTTTGCAAATGTCAGATCAGAAAACTGAAGTCGTTGAGAATCTCGACGAAACGGTAGCAGCAGACACATTAAAGCCAGCCGCTGCCCCAGGACAGTCAAAGGCAGAAATGCTTGCTACATTCACATCATTAATGGCTCAACTTGGCAAGGAAGATCTTTCAAAGTTTTTGAATGATGCACTTGCACAAATTGGCAAAGAGGCTGAAAAGACACCATCTGCTACGGCTCCTGGTAAAACAGGTCTTGGCCAGATGCCAATGCCAAAGTTGGTCGCCAAGGAAGATGTTGAAGAAATGTTTGCTGGCGAAGAACTCACTGAAGAGTTCAAAGAAAAGACAGCAACAATTTTCGAAGCAGCAATCAATGCTCGCTTGACTGTTGAAAAGGCTCGTCTCGAAGAAGAGTCAATCAAGAAAATCGAAGAAGCAGTTGAGTCATTCCAAACAGATTTCACAACAAAGGTAGACCAGTATATGGACTACGTTGTTGAACAGTGGATCAAGGACAACGAACTCGCTGTTGTTGAATCCCTCCGCTCAGAAATTGCTGAAGACTTCATGGAAGGATTGCACAAGTTGTTCACAGAGTCATACATCAACATTCCAGAAGATAAGGTTGATGTTCTCGGCGAACTCAGTGCAAAACTTGAAGAGATTCAAGCAAAACTGGATGAGCAAATCAACAAAAATATCGAACTTTCAAACATCATCAATGAAGCCGAAAAGGTCACAACATTTGATGAAGTTGCCGAAGGTCTTGTAGCAACTCAAGTTGAAAAATTCCGCACACTGTCAGAAGGTGTTGACTTTGCCGACGTTGAGACTTACCGCAAGAAGTTGGAAGTCATTAAGGAGCAGTATTTCGGTAAAAAGGAAAAGGCTGCTACCAACATTGTGACGGAAGAAACTGAAGTTACAGAACCAGTTGCTGCGCCAGTACCAGCACACATGGCGAAGTACGTCAGTGCAATTTCAAGAACCATCAAATAATAAATAATTTTACAAATAACCTAACCAAAGGGAGTTATAAAAAATGTTAGCTGAGGAAATTCAAAACAAGTGGAAGCCAGTGCTTGATCACTCTGACCTTCCAGAAATTAAAGACGCTTACCGTCGTATGGTAACAGCTCAGGTTCTTGAGAACACTGAGAAGGCACTTAACGAAGCAGCATTGCTCGGTGGCTCACAGCAGCTGCTCGGCGAAGCCGCACCAGTAAACGTCGCAGGAAACGTATCAAACTTTGACCCAGTTCTGATCTCGCTGGTTCGTCGTGCAATGCCTAACCTCGTTGCATACGACATCTGCGGCGTTCAGCCAATGACTGGTCCAACAGGTCTGATTTTTGCAATGCGTACAAAGTATGCAAACACAACAGCCCTGACAGACGAAGCATTCTACAATGAAGCAAACACAGGTCATGCATCACGTCTTGGTGCTGCTCTTGATGCTGCAAACACAGGTGCTTCAGGCGCAACAGCAGTTGGTGCAAACGTTGTATCATCTGGTATTTACGCTTCAAACAACGCTGGCAATAGCACATACAACTATGCAATGGGCTTGCTCTTGGGTTCAGCTGAAAAGCTGGGCGCAACAGGCACATTCCCACAAATGGGCTTCTCAATTGAGAAGGTAACAGTATCTGCTAAGACACGCGCATTGAAGGCAGAATACAGCCTCGAACTCGCACAGGACCTGAAGGCAATTCACGGTCTTGACGCTGAAACAGAACTTTCAAACATCCTGTCAGCCGAAATTCTTGCTGAAATCAACCGTGAGGTTGTCCGTTCAGTAATTATCACAGCTGAGAAGGGTGCAACTGAAGGTACAACTGCTTCAGGCATCTT